TCCAAACAGACTATCAGGGCAAGGTGTGTACTTTGTACCGAGAGTTTGATAAAACGGTTGGCGAAATTGTTAAAGAGTTTGGCTACGACGTTTGCTCAACATCCATTAAGAACATGTATGACCGTGGAAGCATTGACTCTTATGTGACCTTGATCCACGCTATTGAGCCAAGAGAGGATCGAGATATACGATTAAAGGACTCCAAGAATATGCCTTGGAAGTCTTGCTACTTTGAGTTGGGCGCTGACAAACAAAACCAATACTTGCGCGAGTCCGGGTTCAATGAGTTTCCTGCTGTCGTACCTCGCTGGTCAACATCGGGTGGGGATGTCTATGGCAACAGTCCGGGCATGGAGGCGCTTGGCGATATCAAGCAACTTCAGCACGAGCAACTACGCAAGGCGCAGGTCATTGATTACAAGACCCGCCCACCACTGCAAGTGCCGACATCAATGAAGAACCGGGAGGTTGACATGCTTCCATCCGGGGTAACTTACGTTGATGCGGCCAGCCCCCAAGGTGGGATTAGGACGGCGTTTGACGTTAACCTTGACCTGAATCACCTGCTTATGGATATTCAAGACGTAAGGGAGCGGGTTCGAGGGGCTTTCTACGCCGACTTATTTATGATGCTGGCTAACGCTACAGACACCCGGATGACGGCCACAGAGGTCGCTGAACGGCACGAAGAGAAGCTACTCATGCTTGGCCCTGTGCTGGAAAGGTTGCACAACGAGCTATTAAATCCGCTTATTGATATTACTTTTAACGAGATGCTTGCTAGTAACGCTTTGCCACCCCCGCCTGAAGAGCTAAAAGGTGTTGATTTAAACGTTGAGTTTGTTTCAATGTTGGCTCAAGCTCAACGAGCAATTGGCACTAACAGCGTGGATAGATTTGTTGCTAACATCGGCCAAGTCGCCCAGATTAAGCCAGACGTTCTTGACAGGTTTAACTCTGACGAGTGGGTCACCGCGTACAGCGACATGCTTGGAGTTGACCCAAGTTTAATTGTTGCCAGCAACGAGGTCGCCTTGATTCGTGAGAACCGAGCCAAAGCACAGCAGATGCAGGCTATGCAAGAGGTGCAGGCGCAACAAGCAAGAACCGGTAAAGACATGGCTCAAATTGCAGAGACGAACCCAGAAAAAATGACCAACGTTATAGATATGTTTAGTGGTTATAACTCGCCATAACAACGCACCCATAACAAGAAATCAATAACATAAAGTTAGGTTATGTCGAATTTTGATCCACTAGATTTGCGCGGACAAGAGGAAGCGCGAGAGCAAAGAAAGCTTAGTGACAGAGTTCAACAAAGTAATGAAGATATAGACATTAAATGGTTAATGGGATCAAAGAGAGGCCGTCGCATTGTTTGGCGGTTACTAGATCAAGCAGGTGTGTTCCGGCTGTCGTTCAATACAAACTCGATGCAAATGGCATTTGCCGAGGGAAATAGGAACTACGGCAATCGCTTACTTAACTCGGTCTATTCAATTTGCCCAGAACTTTTCCCAACAATGTTGAAGGAGAACAATCAACATGACAGAAATGCTGATGACGGACGAAGCCACAACGACCACTGAAGGTGAAGCCGTTTCGCAAGTGAGCGAAGATACCCAGTCAATTGCCGTTGACGAAGGATCTACGCAACAACAGTCGCCTGACGAGAATAGTGCAGATGACACGGGCGATGGTGTGTTAGGCGCACCAGAGCAATACGAACTTAAATCAGATGCTGAGAGCCACGTCGATGGCGAGACTCTCGGTCACTTTAAAGACGTATGCCGTGAACTAAACCTATCCCAGAAGGCGGCGCAGACGATACTCGAAAAGATGTCTCCGAAGTTCCAAGAGCAACAGAGTCAACAGATCGAGAATATCAAGCAACAAATGGCTGATGCCACTAGGGCAGACAAGGAAGTTGGTGGCGACAACTTGCAAAAAAATCTGTCCGTTGCGAAGGGTGCTTTGGAGAAATTCGGAACCCCTGAACTGCGTCAACTGTTGGAACAAACCGGTTTGGCAAACAACTCAGAAGTAATTCGACTGTTGTACCGAGTCGGCAAGTCAACGAGTTCTGATTCAGAATTTGTTAGCGGAAAAAATAGCGGAGGATCAAACTCGGTAAACGGTTTTGAAAATCACGCGAATTTACTTTACCCATCTCAGCAATCCTAATAGGAGTTTTTTAAAATGGCTACTTTATCTAGCACCAACCTAACCCTCGCCGATTGGGCGAAACGTCAAGACCCAGATGGCCGTGTGCCTGTAGTTGCAGAACTACTCTCACAGTCAAACGAGATCCTGTCTGACTGCGTATTCAAAGAAGGCAACCTGCCTACCGGCGAACGTGTGGTCATTCGCACCGGTCTGCCAGAAGTTTACTGGCGCGCACTTAACCAAGGTATCCCTAACAGCAAATCAACTACTGCACAAGTAGATGAGGCTTGTGGCATCTTGGAAGCACGTTCAGAAATCGACAAAGACTTGGCAATGCTTAACGGCAACACCGCCCAGTTCCGCCTGTCTGAGGACACAGCTTTCTTGGAAGCCATGAATCAGACCCAAGCATCAACTTTGTTCTACGGCAATCCAGCTACAGATGCAAAGCAGTTCTTAGGCTTGGCCTCACGCTACGATGATTTGTCTGCCGCTAACGCACAGAACATTTTGTCAGCAGGTGGTTCAGGCTCCGATAACACCAGCGTGTTCTTGGTGGTTTGGGGTGACAACACTGTTTACTGCCCATTCCCTAAAGGTAGCAAGGCTGGCTTGATGCACGAAGACTTGGGTGAGCAAACTGTCTACAACGCTGACGGTACGCGTATGCAGGCTCTGTCAACTCGTTACCAGTGGAAAAATGGTCTGGTTGTTAAAGACTGGCGCTATGTTGTCCGCATTGCTAACGTTGACGTTAGTGACTTGGCCGGTCAAACTGGAACGCAAGCCGCATCGGCAAGCACCGCTTTGATCAAGCTAATGACTCAAGCGCTGTACCGCATTCCAAACATGAGCATGGGTCGTGCCGCGTTCTACATGAACCGCAACGTTCACAGTGGTTTGGCTTTGGCCGCTTTGGATAAGAGCCAGTATGTGTTGAAAATTGAGCAGGCTTTGACACAGTTTGGTCAGGCTGACAGCTACTTGTCCTTCTTGGGCGTTCCACTCCGCCGCGTTGACAGCTTGGTTAACACCGAAGCGGTTGTGTCTTAATCTAAACATTGAATCAAGGAGTCTTAAATGATCACCGACAAATTACTACGCGTAAGCGAAGACCAAGCGATTACCACAACCGCCGTTTCAACCAACACCATCGACTTGGGTGTTGCGCGAGACATCGGCGAAGGTACTAGCCTTACCATGTACTTTACCGTCACAGCCGCAATGGTTGGTGGAACAAGTATTAACTTTGAGGTTGTTAACGACGACAATGCCGCGTTAACTTCACCCGCTGTTATCGGCGCATCAGGAGCAATCCTGACTGCCGGTCTGACGGTTGGAGCTAACATTGCTGTCAAGCTAAACCCCTCTATTGGTACAACTGGTCAACGCTATGTTGGCGCTCGTTACACGGTTGCTGGTACATACTCAGCAGGCACTGTAACAGCCGACATGGTTGAGACCATCCAAGACGGCAAGAAGTACTATGCATCTGGCTTTGTCCTGTAAGTAAGGGTCAACTATGGCTAAGTACAAACTTCTGGAAAAATCATATATCAACGGCGCTCTCCGCCCTGCGGGGGAAATTGTTGAATATGATGGGAAGGCAGGTCGCAATCTTGAATTAGTCAAAGAGCGCGGACGCCCAAAAGGCAAACCGGACTTTTCTGACGAAGTCGAAGACTTACCAGTAGAAGACTGATTGTTACTTGACTAAGTCGGGGGCTATGGGTAACTGTAGCCCCCTTTTTTCTAGGAGTCTTAAATGGCATCAGAAGTCGATATTTGTAACATCGCGTTGTCGCACCTTGGTGACAACGCAACTATCGCAAGCATTAACCCGCCCGAAGGCTCTGTTCAAGCGGAGCATTGCCAGAGGTTTTATCCAATAGCACGAGACACTCTTTTAGAAATGCACTCGTGGAATTTTGCAACCAAGCGCATCAGGTTAAACTCAATTACTGAAAGCGGTGCTTATACAAACCCAACTGAGTGGGACTATGTTTATCAGCTACCCGCTGACTGCAATACCGTCATCGGCGTATTACCAAAAGGCGCGTCTGATGATTATTCTGAAAACGGGGCAGGTGAATATTCAACGCAAAAATATCAATTAGAAGTTATTTCTACCGGGGAGAAGGTGATTCGATCCGACACCAAGGACGCCGAGCTTCGATACGTCGCTTGGGTAACGGACACGACAAAATTCAGCTCACTGTTTACAATGGCGTTAACATGGAACCTTGCATCTTTATTGGCCGGGGCAGTTATTAAGGGCGACGTTGGCTCGGCAGAGGGAAAGCGATGCGCTCAGATGATGGCGACATGGCTTGGTGAAGCTCGGTCGGCAGACGCAAAGCAAAGAAACATTAAACCGAACCACATTGTTGGTTGGATCTCAGGACGCTAAAAATGCCCAATACCCGCACGTTGCAAAGATCTTTTGGTGGAGGCGAAATCTCTCCAGAGATGTACGGTCGAATTGATGATGTCAAGTATCAAACCGGACTTGCTACTTGCCGCAATTTTATCCCCAAGCCGCAAGGCGTTGTGGAAAACAGGGCCGGTACATCTTATGTTCAAGGTGCTAAATATAGTTCTGCAAATAACTTTGGTCGCCAGTTTATCTTTTTGTCTATTGTCTCAAATCCGAATAGTGAGAAAGTGTTTGCCGAAGAGGTAGATCTTACCGGCTACACCGGCCAAACGCTTGCTGAAAAACTTAAAGTAGTGTTCCCCACTGGGCTGGTTATGGATGGGGTTAATAATTGGGAGACAGACGCCATTCCAAGAATGCTCCCTTTTTCGTATAACACTACGCAAGCTTTTGCCATAGAGATGGGTGCTGGGTATTTCCGTTTCTTTGTAAACGGTGTGCCTTTAACTGTTTTAGGTAGTGAGGTATCCCTAAACACTGCCACAGGTAATATGGGGCGCTCCAGTTCTCATGTGGTTATGGCTGACGTGAGTGGTGGCGGTCAAGTTTTTCCGTTTTATCAGAGATTAGCCTCTG